TTATTGGACCAGTAATGAGTGTAGCAGCAGCAACTTCTGCTAACGAAATAGGAAAATTTAATCAAGATGTTGGTAATAGAAATGCTCTTATTGCAGAACAAGAAGCTGCAGCACAAGCTAAATTAACAGAATTTAATATTGCAAAATTTAATCAAAGTTTTGAAAAGTTCCAATCTACAACAAAAGTTAGTATATTAAAAAGTGGTGTAGAATTATCTGGTACTGCATTAAAAATTTTACAATCAAATGCAGAACAAGCAGAGTTACAAAGAGATGTTATAGAATATAATGGTAAAGTTGCTGAAGCTAAAAAATTAGAAGAAGCAAACTTTGCTAGAATCCAAGGATCATTAGCAAGAGCTTCTGGTAGACAACAAGCCATTGGGTATTTAGCTGGAGCAGGTTCTAGTTTATTGACAATGAAACAAATGGGGATGTTTAGTTAATGAATAGAAATTACAAATCAGAATATAAAAATTATCATTCTAAACCAGAGCAAAAGAAAAATAGAGCTGGTAGAAATGGTGCAAGAAGAATTATGAAAAAAAAACTTGGTTCTAGTATATTGGGTAGAGATGTAGATCATAAAGATAGAAACCCAAGAAATAATAGTAAAGGTAATTTAAGATTACAATCTAAATCTTCTAACAGATCAAGGAATCAGTAATGCCAAAAATACCTACATTTACATCTGGAGCAGAAATGACAACACAAACTGGAAGTGTTACTTCAAATATACAAATGTCTCCAGCAAACAATATATTTACTGCAACACAATCATTACAAAAAACTTTGTCAAATGAGTATGTAAAAGAAAAAAAATTAGAAGCAGATAACAAAGCAACACTAATACTTGCTGATTTATATGTTAATCAAGATAATGGTACTAAAGGATTATATACAATACAAAGTGAAACAGGAGCAAATGGTAATCCCAATGATGCTTCTAATTCTTTTGACAATGGTGTTAATAAATTATGGGAGTATGCACAAACAAATAAAGTTGGAGAGTTAGATAATTTTACTAAAAAAGCATTAGAAAAAAAATTCTATGCTACTGCAGGTATATTTAAAACAAAAGCATTATTAGATTCAAGAAATACACAGTTTCAAGATACTAAAAAAATAACAGATGATTTTGTTATGAAAGATGCTTTGGCATTAAAATTAAATGGAATTAGTTATTTAGAAGCATATAAAAAAAATGTTCTTTCAAGAATAGAACAAGACACTACATTACAAGATTCTGGTGTTAAAAAAAAACAAGCAGAATTATATTTAAAATTTGGAGAAAATACTTTAGGAGCTTCACTTGCAGTTTCTCAACCAGAATTTTTAAAAGCAAATATTAGTAGATTAACAAGTTTATCAGTTGAAGAAAAACAAAAATTACTTAATGCTGCAGATGGTCAAATATTAGAAAACAATAAACAGTTATTTACTTTTGCTTTAAATTTAAATGAAGATAGCACAACATCACAACTTGTAGATGATTATCAAGAAATTGTTGATGGTACATTTAATGGTAATATAGATTTAATTAAACAATGGCAAAAATTATCTAAAGCTGATAAAGCTGCAATTATAGATTTTGCAAAAACTAAAAGAAGAGATAACACTTCAGAATTAAATAATAGACAAACAGCATTTTTAAATGAAAATAAACAAAAAGCTGTAAATGATTATACTAAATTATTTAATAATTCAGATTTTTTAGAAACTATTGATTTATTAAAAATAAATGAAGTATTTGGCGATCCTACTAATGCTTATGAGTTAGATTCTAAAAATCAAATAATTGATTTGTCTACAAAAGTTGGACAAGAAGAATTTAATAATGTTAATGAATATTATAAAAATTTTGAAATACAAAAAAAAATATTATCTGGAGAAGTAAAAGATCATATAACTAAATTTACATTACCGGGTGAAACAGAAGCTAAAAGTATTACAGAAAGAGTTGGAGAAGGAATATCAAAAGCTGAATTTGGATTTTATTTAAACTACTTATTGCCTAATACAAATAATCCAGATTTTATGAATAACAATAATAAGTTATTTAAACTAATAGAAACATTACAACCATCTATTGAAGGAGAAAGTTCATTAAAATATATTGATACAACAACAGATAATAGATTAAATAACTTTCAATCTCAAATGATATTAAGGTTTAATGAAGGTCTACAAAAAGGAATAAATGTAGATGAATTATTAGATAAAACTAGCAAAAATTATATAGGTAAAGGTTTAATACAAATTTATAAATCAGACAAAGATGCTATTACACAAATTATTGCAGAAAAATCTGCTGAAGTATCTGGTAATAAAATTGAAGTACCACCTTACAGTGAGGAAAAATATGGATCAGTTGAAAATTATTTAAACTCACAAGAATATTTAGATTATAAATTTCCGGGTAGAATAAAAATAAGAAAAGATTTACAAGATACTAGCGATATTACTCAAGAAGAATTTGATAAAGGAGCTGATCAAATGATAATAGATGGTAATGTTATTGAAATAAGTGATAATGATGGTTTTCCGGGAATTGAATACAAAGGTCAATTTTATGCTTATGATGATGAAGATAATCCACCTAAAAGATTTTTAGAAAGACTACAAAAAGATAGAGAAAATAATAAAGTAAAAGCAGGTAAAATAAATTATAATTTTGATGAAAATGATAAATTTATAGATGAATTATGGGGTAAATATTATCAAGGAGATAATAGTAAAATTAAAAATGATGCTGCTAAAAAAAGATTAAATAAAAAATTTAATGTTCCAGATGATGCTATAAATGCAATTAATGTTGTTGCACCATTATTTGAAGGTGATGGAAGATTTACATTAGAAGAAATAAAAACTTATTTAACAAAAATTGGACAAATAGAATCAGAATATAACACTAAAGTTCAAGACAATGGAGGTCCAGCAAGATCATATTGGCAAGTAGAACCATTTACAGCTAATGATTTATTAAAAAAATCTAGTGTTATATTTGGAAAGAAGTTTAATAAACATTTTAAAAATAAATATTCACAAAAAAATGGTATGTCAGCATCAGAATATTTAGAAAGTTTAACACTACCTAAATTAAGTAAATTAATTGAAAAAGATGATGAATTAGGTGCGGCTTTTGCTGCTGCAAAAATTGTAACAACTTTTAATTCAAAAACAGCATGACAACTATATCAGAGCAGATTAAAGACCTAACTGCAGCTGGAGCTTCTTCTACAGAAATAAATACTTGGAGCAAAGGAAAAGTAGAAGATATGATTGGTGCGGGTATACCTGCAGAAAAAATTACAGAAGCATTTGGAGTTGTACCTTTTGACAGAAAAAATGAAAAAAATTATTGGAAGTCTATATCTTCAGAAGTAGAAAAAGAAGTAAAAAATTTTCAAGACATTGATTTTTCTAAAATGGAAAGTATTGAAGATATACCTCAAGAAATAAATGCAGCCGGTGCAATAGAAAAATTTTTATTAGGTAGTGATGAGAGGTATCAATTTTTACCTTATGTAAAAAAAGCACTAGGATCATCTGGTGTTAATAAGATGATTAAATATCATTCAACAGGTGAGTTTGGTTTTGAAGTAGATGTTCCAGAACCAGAAGGTACAGGATTTTTAGAAAAATTAACAGAAGGTGCTGTAGGTTTAGTTGCCGAACTACCAACATTTATTCCGGGTGCAATAGCTGGAGGTCTTACAGCTGGACCGGGAGGTGCAGTGGTTGGCGGTGGATTTACTGCAGGTGCTATTCAAGGAATGTACACAGAAGCATTGGCAAAAGGTCAAGTTAAAAATTACGCAGAATGGTGGGATATATTTATAGAAGAAGGTTTAAGTGAGGGAGCTAAAACTGCTGCAAAATTATATGCTGCTTACAAACTACCTTCAGCTTTAGGAGTTACTTCTTTTATACCAAAAACATTAGCTCAATCTAGTGCTTATAGTGCAGCTGGTGCTGTATTAGGAGATGGTTTACCTACAGCAGAAGATTTTGCTATTACAACTTTGTTATTTGCACCATTTAATATTAAAGCATCAAAACAAAAATTAGAAAATGTATCTGCAAAAACAGGTAAAAAACCTGTAGATATTATAGAAGATTTAATACAAGACAGAACAATATGGGAAGATTTAAACTCTACAAATATTGAAATACCAAGAGCCTATAAAGATGTTTCTATAAAACAAAAAGATATTAAATTAGAACCAATAAGTACAAAAGATAAACCTAATAAAATTATAGATGAAACTAGAACAGAGTTAGATAAAAGTATTGCTTACGATACCAAGCCAAGAACATTTAGCACAAAAGGTTTTATAGATGATTTGTTTTATAATTTTATAGATCAAAACCATGTATATAAAAGAGCTGTAAAACAAGCTGAAAAGTTTGGTGTAAAATATGAAAAAGAAATTTCTCCTTATGAGAATTTTCAATTATTACATGGTGTTAAAGGTCCAATAGAAAGTTTTATTGAAAAAGGTGCAATAGATTATAAAACAGGAGAAATTGTAGGACCAGCATTAAAATCAATATTTACAAAATATAAAATAAATAATACAGATTTATATAAAGATTTTATTAGGTATTCTATTTCTAAAAGAGCTATAGAAAAAAGTTCTCAAAAACTTGAAACAGGTGTAAATATTAAAGCTGCAGAAAAATTTGTAAAAGAAAATCCTAAACTTGAAGCACCATTTAGAGAGGTTGTTAAAACTTCTGAACTATCTTTAAAATATTTATATGATGCTGGTGTTATACCTAAAGAAACTTATCAAGCCGCATTAAAAGCTAATAAAGATTTTGTTCCTTTTTACAGAGATTTTGTTGATGGTTCTGGTAGAGGTAATTTTTCTAAAAATGTTAGAAACCCTTTAAAATTTTTTAAAGGTAGTAAAAGACAAATAGTAGACCCATTTGAAAGTATATATAATAATATATCTACTTACATTACTATTGCTAAAAGAAACGAAGCCAATTTATCATTTATAGAAATGATTGAAAAAGTAAGAAAACTTCATCCAAAAGATAGAATGGGTGGTGATATTTTTCCAGAAGTTCAACTTTCAGTTAAAAGAACTAAAGAAACAAAAATTTCAGCTAAAGAATTAGAATCAGTTGTTGATAACCCTGCCAGTTTAAAACCATCTGTAGCAGAAGGTTTTTCTGTTTTTAGAAAAGAATCTGGATTATTAAAAGATTCAGAAATAGTTGTATATAGAAATGGTAAAAGAGAAGTTTGGGAGGTAGGTGAAGCCTTTGCACGACCTACCAAAATGTTTGACAAAACTACATTTCAACATGTTGCAAATTTTTTTTCTATACCATCAAGAACATTAAGAGCTGGTGCTACTGGTGCTGGAGAATTTATATATAATAACGTAGCAAGAGATGCTACTTCTGGTGCTATATTAAGTAAAGGTTGGTACCCTCCTTTTTCACAAACTTTAACAGGTATAGCAATGACTATAAATCCACTGTCAAGAAAAACAGGTTACGACAAGATAGCAGAAAAATATCAAAAATCAGAAGCATTACAAAATTCACTTGTAACATTAGATAGAACTTATTTTAATCAATCAACAAAAGAATATTTTACCAATACTAGACCAACTAATATAATTAAAAATTTACCAGAATTTTTTAGAATATATACAGAATTTTCAGAAGGTATTAACAGAAAAGGTGTTTTTAAATATGCTGTAGAAAGAAATTTAAAAAAAGGATTATCAGAAAAAAATGCCATAAGAAAAGCAGCTGTTGAAACAAGAGATAACCCAATAGACTACAGAAGAATGGGTGCATCAATTCAAAGTTTTAATCAAATTTCTGCTTTTTTTAATGCTAGAATACAAGGTTTAAATCAAACTGTTAAAGCATTTAAAGATAGACCTGTGCAAACTCTTGCAAAAACTTTTATGTATGTAACATTACCATCTATATTACTTTGGATGCGTAACCATGATGATCCAGATTACCAATCATTACCTCAATGGAGAAAAGATTTGTTCTGGAATGTTAGAGTTAATGGAACATATTATCCAATAGCAAAACCATTTGAAATAGGTTTAATTTTTGGAACTGGTGCAGAAAGATTTTTAGACTATTATTTTGATCAAGACCCCAAAGCATTAGAAAAATTTAAAGATGCAGTTGGAGTACAAACATTTAAAGGATTAGTTCCTATACCAGATTTTTTAAAACCTTTTTATGAGGCTTGGCAAAATAAAAGTTTCTTTTTTGATAGACCTATTATTCCTGCTGGATTAGAAAATGTACCATCTGAATATCAATATACAGACTTTACTTCTGAAACAACAAAGTTAATAGCTGGATTAATTAGAAAATTAAATGGAGATGATTTTTCTGCTTTTTCTTCACCATTAGTTTTAGAAAATGCTTGGAGAGGTTGGACAGGTGGAATAGGTGGATATGTATTAGCCTTATCAGATTCACTATTAGATGCAGCTGGTATTGTGGATAGATCAAAAAATAGAAAAAAAATGTTATCTGAATATCCAATTATAAAAGCAATATTTATAAAAAATCCAGACAGAAACGCAGAACCTATAACAGATTTTAGAGAACTATATGAACCTGTTATGAAAAGACTTAATGCTGCAAGAATATTAGAAAATAGAGGTGAAATAGAAAAAGCAAAAATAGAGAAAGATAAATTACCTGCAAATTGGGTGGTATTAGAAAGAGCATACAGAGCTTTACAGGTTCAAGAAGATGTTATAAGAAATATTAACGAAGCTAAAGATTCTAACCCAGAAGAAAAATTGTATTTAACAAATATTGTGTTAAAAGATATGATTAATGGTGCTAAACTTGCTGTAAATCAATATTATAATAAAGAGGTTTATGCAATAAAACTAGACAATGATTAGTTAATTGAATATAGGTAAAATAACATGACAGTATCAACTACAATTATTAAAAATTCCCACAATGGTAATGGCAGTACCACTAACTTTGCCTATCAATTTAAAATTTTGCAGGACAGCGATCTAACAGTAATTATTAGATCATCTACAGGTACAGAGACAACTAAAAGTCTATCTACACACTATACAGTAGCTGGTGCGGGTGATGCTAGTGGAGGTTCAATTACTTTCACTTCTGGTAACACTCCGGCTTCTGGTGAAACTGTAGTAATTAGAAGGAATGTCCCGCAAACTCAAGCGATAGATTATATTGCTAATGATCCATTCCCTGCGGAGACACATGAAGAGGGTTTGGATCGTGCTACTATGGTTGCACAACAAGTATCTGAAGAAGCTGATAGATCAATAAAATTATCAAGAACAAATACTATGACTTCTACAGAATTTACTGTAGGTGCTACTGATCGTGCTAACAAAATTCTAGCCTTTGATACTACTGGAGAACTTGCGGTTACGCAGGAACTTGGAACTTTCAAAGGTAACTGGAGTGCATCTACTGCTTATCAAGTTAGAGATATTGTAAAAGATACCTCTACTAATAATATTTTTATTTGTATTACAGCTCACACAT